TTCCTATTGTTCGTCGTGTATTCGGCGGCTTGATCGCAAACGATCTCGTTAGCGTTCAACCAATGAGTCTCCCAAGTGGGCTCATTTTCTTCCTTGACTTCACCGTGTCTGACGATACTGGTGCAAGAGCAGGATTAGTCAACCCTGAGTCGCTTTACGGCGGCGGTCGGGTCGGTGCAGAAATCACAGGCGGTGTTTCGCTCGATGATCCACAAAATGAGATGAGTTTCTATAACTTAAATAACGGATTCTCTTCCCCAACTGGTTCTTTGGCCGCAAACATTATTCCTGTTATTTCAGGCTGTTTCGGTGCTAGTAATGCTGGTGATGGTACGCTTAAGCAAGCCAGAGTCTATGATTCTGGTGCTGCAACAAACACTGGTGTAGCATCACAGCCTGTATCCGGTACGTTAGAAAAGCTTTGCCGCTATGATCCAGAATTTACTTCTGGAACAACCAATGTTTACGTTGGCAAGGTTCTGCTTAGTACATTAGCACAAGTTGATCTCAATAACTTGGTTGCTATTTCCGGTACTGTGGGCAATGCTTCAGACCACCAGGCTCGTCGTTTGACAGTTATTTCTGGTACAGACAGCGGTCTTTTCAAGCCAGGAGTTGATTCGGCAACACACGCATTGTTGTTCTTCCATTCGGATACACGCACAATTGCTAACTTGTCAGCTTCATACACAGATGTGTCCAATACGGTTACATTGCGTTACCCAATCGATGATGATTTCCTCGCTGGTGGTGCCGTTGGTTCCGTTATCGGCGATCCTCTGTGGGGTCTTGAGCAAGCCTCGAACGCTATTGGTGCAACCGCTGGACTGATTCCTGAAATCGACATCAAAGTTGATTCTGTGAGCATTACTGCGAAAACCAAGAAGCTTAAGGCTAAGTGGACTCCAGAGTTGGGACAGGATCTTAATGCCTATCACAACTTGGATGCCGAGGTTGAACTCACAAGCATTCTCTCTGAGCAAGTTGCTCTTGAGATTGACCGTGAGATTCTGGAAGATCTGGTTAAAGGTGCAACCGCTGGTACATACTACTGGTCACGCCACGCTGGTAAGTTCGTAAACAGAAAAACTGGTCAAGAAGTTGGTGCTACTACGGCAACTCCTGACTTCACCGGTACTGTTTCCGAGTGGTACGAGACTCTTGTTGAGACAATCAACGATGTGTCCGCACAAATCCATCGTAAGACTCTTCGCGGAGGCGCTAACTTCATCGTCGTCGGACCTGAAGTTGCTAACGTGCTTGAGTTCACCGCTGGATTCCGCGCAAGCGTAACTGGTGATGCCGATAAGGGCACCGTTGGAGCAGTTAAAGTCGGCGCACTTTCTAAGAAGTGGGACGTTTATGTCGATCCTTACTTCCCTCGCAACGTCGTTCTCGTCGGACGCAAGGGTGGTTCCTTCTTGGAAAGCGGCTATGTATACGCACCTTACGTGCCACTACAAGTCACACCTACTATCTTCGGAACCGAAGACTTCGTGCCCCGCAAGGGAGTCATGACTCGCTACGGTAAGAAGATGGTGCGCCCTGACATGTATGGTCTGGTCGTCATTGTTGACCTCGTTTAATACGACTAAACAATCGGTAGCATAAAAGAATTCCCTCGTCAAGCAATTGGCGGGGGTTTTCTTTATGTCGTAAACTAATTAAGTTGAGGAGAACTATACTTAATGGCAATACCCACTCTTAGCCCAGAAAGCACAGTTAGTGCAATCGTATTACCGGCAACAGGATCCACATCCTTTGTTTCAACCAATTGTCCAATTGGAGTCTACACGTCATCTGCGGACTTCTTATCCGGTGCATCAGACCAAGTTGCTTACACGTTTCAAAAACTTGGAGGACATATACTGGATATAGAACTGACAACAGGGAGTGTATATGCGGCTTATGAAGAAGCGGTGTTGGAGTATTCGTACATCATAAATCTTCATCAGTCTAAAAATATATTATCTGATGTATTGGGAAACACAACCGGAACTTTTGACCACAATGGGGAGTTTTTACCTGGGCCGCTCTCATCTAGCATGTCCTCTTCGGTTGCTCTTAAATATCCAAAAGTAACTTTTGCCTATTCTCAAAGATTTTCTGAGGGAGTTTCTACGCAAGTTGGAGCCGGAGGCACTACAAGAATCTATTCAGCCTCTTTTAAAAAAACAGGAAGCTTGCAAGACTACAATTTGCAAACCATTATTGAAAGCGCATCAACATTTAACGTTGATGTAGCTACAGGAAATCCGGTTCCATATACTGGTCTCATTGATGGTAAGAAAATTGTAATTGAAAAGGTATATTATAAAACTCCGCAAAGCATGTGGAGGTTCTACGGCTACTATGGCGGACTTAACACAGTGGGCAATTTAGCTAACTATGGTCAGTATGCTGATGATTCAACATTTCAATTAGTGCCGGTTTGGCAAAACAAAGCACAGGCTATGGCTTTTGAAGACTCTATCTACACTAGAAATTCACACTATTCTTATGAACTTGATAATAATATATTAAGAATATTTCCCACACCGATTGCCAGTGACGCTAGTCCTTCATATTTTTGGTTTAATTTTAGAATTGTTGACGACGCATGGGAGGAGGCATCTGGTTCGATATCTGGAGTTGATGGTGTAAACAACATGAACACTATACCTTTTGCAAATATTCCATATGTCAATATCAACTCTATTGGTAAACAATGGATTCGTCGTTTTGCATTATCGCTTTCGAAAGAAACTCTTGGCCAAGTTCGTTCAAAATTTGCCACATTACCCATTCCGGGCGATTCGGTTACTCTTAATGGAACGGCTTTAATCTCTGAAGCCAGAGAGGAACAAGACAAGCTCCGAACAGAATTGAAGGAAACGTTAGACCAACTAACCTATCAAGCATTGGCAGAAAAAGATTCTTCCATTAGCGATGCCGTTAACAACATTAATAAGAATATGCCAGCAGGTGTATTTGTTGGATAAGGGGGCGATAAATGTCTGATAATGAAAAATGGAAACAACCAGCCCAGCCGCCACCGCCACTTTTTGTGGGAGAAAAAGAGCGAAACCTCGTAAAGCAAGTTAATGATGAGCTTATTGAAAGAGTTATTGGACAACAGGTTGTCTACTATCCTATAGACCAATCCATTACACAATACAACGATTTATACGGCGAGGCAATAGAGAAATCATTTCTTCCTCCAGTGAGAGTTTACGCGCTTATCGACTATCAAAGCACTGAAACAAAGTCTGATACAGTAGTTGGTATGGATAAATCAAATACAATTACAATTTATTTCCACAAACGAAGGTTAACTGAAGATCAGGATTTGTATGTTAGAGAGGGTGATTTTGTTTTATATGGAGATTATTTTTACGAAATAACAAGTATTACTTGGGCAAAACAACTTTTTGGGCAAATAGAGCATAAGTTTGAAATTGTTGCCACTTGCCAGTACTCACGAGAGGGACTGTTTGATGCCACCTGATAATTCTAAAAAACAAGAACTTGCGCCATTGCAAGAAATTCCATTTATGCCATCTACAATTGAAACTATAGATCGTGCTTTATTTGACTATCTTGTAGAAGAACTAAACATACACTGTACAACAAACAAGGGGTTTAAAAAAGTACCACTTATTTGGGCTGGCGCAGAGCGAGCTTATCAAATTAAGCACAATGCAGATTTAAGGGATGTAAATGGGTGGTTAATTTATCCCATCATGACACTGGAGCGTGTTTCTGTTGCAAAAGACCTGAGCCAACGCGGGGCTTTCCACGCTGCTGTGGGAAACAGACCAGATAACAAAGGCGGCATTATGACTGTTGGTCGAGTTATCAAACAAGATAAAACATCAAATTTTGCAAACGCAGATTCTAAAAGAGTTATTTTAGAAACGATTGGAAACGGTCAAAGCAACTTTCCCAGAAAAAACAATAAGGTCGTTTATGAAACCATTACAATGCCAGTCCCCATTTATTTGCAAATCGGATATACACTAACCATTCAATCCGAATATCAACAACAAATGAATGAGATTGTGACCCCATTCATGACAAGCAATGGGGCAATCAATTATTTTAATGTCATTAAAGACGGGCATCGTTTTGAAGTGTTTGTAGAATCTGATTATAGTTTAAACAATAACGCCGCGTCATTAATGCAAGATGCACGAGGATATCAGACAGAAATTTCTTTTAGAGTTAATGGATATATTATTGGTGGCGACAAAAATGAAGCCCGCCCAAAGATAGTAAGAAGAGAAAACGCTGTCGAAGTAAAAATCCCGCGTGAACATGTCATAATGGGAGATATTCCTGAGATCGAACACGTTAGTGGCAATGTGCCCTTTTATCGTGAGTAGTTTTTAGTTATTTGGGGCTTTCGCTATTTATTTAACTATTTACTTACGATAATAGGAATATATAATATTCACAATATTTTTAATTTGAAGCGATGTAAGGAGACACATTCATAATGTCAGTAAAATCATTTAAGTTTGTTTCGCCCGGTATTTTTATAAACGAAATTGACAATTCCCAATTACCTGCTGCGCCCGACGAAATGGGACCAGTTATTATTGGTAGAACACTAAAAGGGCCCGCGATGCGCCCCGTTAAAGTTAGTTCTTTTTCTGAGTTTGTAGAAATGTTTGGAAACCCAGTTCCTGGTAATCAGGGTGGAGATATTTGGAGAAATGGAAACAGTCTTGCTCCAACTTACGCTGCGTATGCAGCACAGGCTTATTTGAGAAATTCAAATGCAGTAACTATGGTTCGCCTGCTCGGTGCTCAACATTCGGATGTTGCAGATGGCGGCGCTGGTGAAGCAGGTTGGCAGACAGCCGCAACATCAAATACAAATGCTGATAATACCAACGGTGGTGCTTATGGATTGTTTGTTTGGCCCTCCGCTTCAGCAATCTCCAATGTGACCGGAACGCTTGCTGCTGTTTGGTACTTGAACGAAGGACTGATTGAGTTATCTGGTGCGGTGCGCGATCACACCATTAATGGAGCGGGCGCTCCCATCAAGACGGGATCGGCAGCCCTTTTCCGCTCTCTTAGTTCAACTGATGGCACCATTGGCGGAAGCCAGGCAAGTGTTAATGAATTTAAGGCAATTATTAAAGACAGTAGCGGCGATATTGTGCATGAGACTGCATTTAACTTTACGCCTTCTTCGGGAAAATATATTAGAAAAGTTTTTAATACTAATCCCACAGCGGTTAATACAAACATTACCAGAACAGCACAACAAAAAACTTACTGGCTTGGTCAGACATATGAGCGCATGCTTGTTGATACTGTGACTGCTTCTAACGCTGGTGGCGCATTTGGTGCAATTCTTGGATTGGATAGTTCCTCTACCGGAATATATTCAGACTTTAAGTATGGCTTCCGCGCTGCGCAAACTCCTTGGATCATTGCTCAAGACGTGCAATCAAGCCATGTCGGCTTCCAGCCACAGAATGTGGTTAAACTGTTTAAGTTCCACACTCTCGATGCTGGCGAAGATGAAATGAAGCGTTATAAAATCTCTATTGTTGATATCAAGACATCTAAAAATGAGTTTAATCCATATGGATCTTTTTCGATTGAAATTCGTGATGCAAAAGATAATGACAACGCCCCAGTTGTAGTGGAAAGATATAGTGCTGTTAACTTGAATCCCAACTCATCTCGGTACATTGCCAGGGTGATTGGTGATCAATATCTCACATGGAGTGATGTTGATAGAAGACACAAGGTATATGGAAACTACCCAAATGCTTCTAAAATTGTGCGCGTTGAAGTGAATGCTGATGTTGACGCAGGCGCTACTGAGCCCGCATTGTTGCCATTTGGCTCTTATGGACCATTAAGACCTAATTCGTGGCAGTTTATTAGTGGCGCTCTGGAAAGCGACGATATTAATACGTTTACTAAGAACTCATTTGTTAAGGGTGGTAGAGAGATCTGTCTTGCTCTCTCGTCATCTGTCTTCTTGACAGTTGATAGACAGGGAACATCGACAATGTTTAGTGGTGCGGTTGTATATCCTGCGATTCCTCTAAGAGTGAGCGCGTCTGATAATGGTGTGCAAAATCCACAAAATGCTTATTTTGGAATCGATACGACGCAAAAAACAAACAGTAGGCACGAGGATAGCTATGTTGATTTATTATTCCCTCTTCCTGACGCGGTAGACACATTTGACGATAGTGATACAACAGAGCCCTCTTATATTTTCACACTTGATGATCTAAGCGGATCCGAAGGTTTTGGCTCTGGCGAAGCTGTCTATGTCTCAGGTTCTCGACAAGCAGGAACCTCTTGGACAGCGGTCAGCGGAAATTACACAGCGGTTCTTGACGAAGGATATAATAGATTTACTGTTCCTCTCCATGGTGGTTTTAACGGATTGGATATTACAGAAAAAGAACCATTTAACGAATCACGCGCTTTTGCTGACGGTACGGACCTTACAAAGTATGCCTACTACAGTGTTAAGAGGGCGATAGATACAGTTGCCGATCCAGAAGTGGCAGAATATAATTTAATGGCAGCACCCGGTATTTACAAGTCATCGTTAACCAACCACATGATTGACGTATGTGAAAACAGAGGAGACGCCTTGGCAGTTATCGACATTGACAGTGATTACAGGCCAAACACAGAAAACACAAATTCTGACTCCTCCAATCGCGGCTCAGTCTCATCTGCTGTGATTAACATGAACAATCGCAAGATTAACTCAAGCTATGGATGTGCTTATTATCCATGGGTGCAAATTAGAGACACCCTTAGCGACTCACTTCTTTGGGTTCCACCTTCAGTTGTAGCGCTTGGCACATTCTCAAGTGCTCAAAGAAAAAGCGAACTTTGGTTCGCACCCGCAGGGTTCACTCGCGGTGGGTTAACTGAGGGTTCGGCTGGATTGCCTGTTCTTCAAACTCGCGAACGTTTGACTTCTAAAAATCGTGATGATTTGTATGAAGCAAACATTAATCCAATTGCTACATTCCCGGCAGAAGGTATTGTGATTTTCGGTCAAAAAACATTGCAAGTTACTCCGTCTGCTTTGGACAGAATTAACGTTCGTCGTTTGATGATTTACGTCAAGAAAGAAGTTTCTAGAATTTCTGCGACACTCTTGTTTGACCAAAACGTTCAGACAACTTGGAATCGATTCCTCAATAAAGTTAATCCTTTCTTGAATAGCATTCAAGCACGCCTTGGGCTTCAGGATTATAAGGTTGTCTTAGACACATCTACTACTACACCAGAGATGATTGACAGAAACATCATGTACGCAAGAATTTATCTAAAACCCGCTCGTGCAATTGAGTTTATTGCTCTTGATTTTGTAATTACAAATTCTGGTGCAGGTTTTGAAGATTAATCACTATATATTAAAGAAGGGAGAATTAATTTAAATGGCAAGTTTTTGGAATGATGCAAACTTAGAACCTAAAAGACAATTTAGATTTTTAGTTAGCTTGCAACCTGGGGGTGGAGAAGATTTACAGTTCGCTGTCAGAACGACTGATAGACCGAGCTATACAGTGAGCGAAACGCCACACGCCTTTTTCAACCACACGTTTTATTATCCTGGCAGGGTAACGTGGAATACTATTTCTATTACGTTAGTTGATGCTGTCAAGCCAGGCTCTACTGAAAAGTTGTATGAATATCTTGGTTCAATTGGGTATAACACTCCTGTAAACTTTGGTACAGCAGTTGGTGAAACAATTACTAAGAAATCTGCCGTAGCTTCTTTGGGCACGGTTAAAATTACAGAACTTGGATCAAATCCCGAAAACCTTGGCGCTAGCGGCTTAAGTCCCGAACAAGCAAGACTTTCATACAAGATTGGCGAGTGGACATTGCACAATCCTTTTATTACGGAAGTCAATTTTGGAACACATTCTTATGATTCTGAAGATATGGTTGATGTTACCTTGACCGTTCGCTACGATTGGGCTACCTGGGACGGTAGTGCCCAAGCTTATCAAGCATAAAAAATATTTTAAAAACCTATTTATATTTGATAGAATAAGACATGTTCTATAAATAGAGGTGTAAATGTCTAGAAATAATAGTCGCAGAGCCAGTGGGGATTCCGCTGATAGCACTGCATCGGCAGCAGTTGCGACTGCTCCTAAAACTCTTTCGTATGTAACTCCCACAGAGTTCGTTGAGTTGCCATCGCGAGGAAAATACTACCCTACAGAGCACCCTTTGTATAATAAAGAGGTTGTAGAAGTTAGGTATATGACAGCAAAAGATGAGGATATTTTAACTTCTCAATCCTTGTTGAGAACCGGGTTAGCTCTAGAGCGCCTTTTACAAAACATTCTTGTTAACAAGGAGATCAAAGTTAGCGAACTACTTGTTGGTGACAGAAACGCTATTTTGGTTGCCGCTCGATCCTCTGGCTACGGACACTTATATGAAACAAAGGTAACTTGTCCAGCTTGCGGAGAACAATGTGATCACGCTTTTGACTTGTCAGATTTACCGTTAAACGAGGGCATCTCCCCAGGCGATGACAGTGGTGTGTCAACCACTTCCAATGGCACTTTCGTTGCAACGTTACCAAAAACATCATATGAAGCAGAGTTTCGTTTGCTCAATGGAAGCGACGAAACATATCTTACCAAAGCGGCAGAAAAGAAAACAAAATTGAATTTACCCGATTCGAGAGCAACAGATCTTCTTAAAAGACTTATTGTTTCCATAGAAGGTGTTGAATCAAGATCTGAAATTGATAACTTTGTTGATCAAATGCCAGCCCAGGATGCAAGATTTTTGAGAGCCTGTCTCCAGGTTGTAACACCAAATGTTGACTTAAAGCAACTTTTTACGTGCAATCACTGCGGTAATGTTACTGCATTGGAGGTGCCGTTTACAACGGACTTTTTTTGGCCTCAATGAAGAATACATGGAGAATGTATATGAGCAGTTCTTCTATCTAAAGCATCATGGAGGTTGGAGTTTTATGGAGGCATACAATCTGCCCATTGGTTTAAGAAACTGGTTTGTTCGTCGCCTTAGTAAGCAATTTGAAGATGAAAACGAAGAGATAAAGAAACAACAAAAGAAATCAAGGGTACCTCGTTAAGAAAATCGGCAATTGCTGATTTTCTTTTTTTATGGAACTAATTATAAAAGACATCTGTGTATAAAGGAAACGTCGCCCAATGAACGAGACAAACGATATAGTGCCAATTGAAATCAACCTTAATGCAAAACAAGAAGGGTTGTTAAATGAAAGCTTTCTTGCCATGTTTGGTGGAGCCATTGAAACAATACTGGCAGCAATGTTCGGAGGTAGCTCTGTTCCTGTGAATGTGGTAGGTACCAGAAGTCAAGTTGGCTCTTTTAAAAAGGCTCTCGGACATGAAGCGAAATACCTTCGTGCGATGAAAAAGTATGGATTAGATAATCCTAAATCATTTAGCAGTAAGCGCTCCCTTGATCGCGCAATAAAAGGGTTTGAAAAAGAAACCGGCATTGTTTGGCCATTTAAGTAGGAGATTTATAAATGGCAAGATCGGTCGATGACATTGTAAAAAAGACTACTGCGCTGATGGCAGAGCGGGACGCTCTCGAAGCCGCAGGGGATGAAGGCGAAAGATACTTTAAGGTTCAGTTGGAAATCGCTCAAGGGCTGAAAGAACTGGCAATTGAGACGGGCGACTACGCTGCCAACCTCAAGGGCTTGGAGGATGCTCTCACCGCTGCGGAAGATGCCTTAGAGTCTTTCTCCGAAGCCCAAACAAGATCCAAAAAGGCAGGCGATGATTTTGAAAATGCCTTAGAAAGAACCATGAGAACGCTCACGGGCGTCACTGATGAATCAAATACCTTAATTGGGTCTTTTTCTAATTTAATTTTTAAAGAACGCGACCTTGGAAAAGCAGCCGAAAAAGCTTCTAAGGTTTTCAATAAAAAGTTTACCCTTCTAAATGTTGGTACCTCAATTGTAAAAAAGTTTACCGAAGCTTCGGTTAAAATGGGACTTGAGATTGATGCAGCCCAATCTTCTTTTAACCGGGCAACCGGCGCAGGTGGTGTGTTTAACGATGAACTATTAGACCTTGAGAAAAGCAACAGAAATCTCTCTGTGTCAATTGGAGACTCTACACAAGCCTATGGTGCGTTAGTAAGCGAGTTTTCAGAATTTTCATTAATGTCAAGGGATGCTCGCTTTGCAATAGCGGACACCGCCGTTGAGATGTCAAAGTTTGGCGTTGATACTTCTATAACTGCAAGAATTTTAGAAACAACCACCAGGCAGTTTGGCATGACCGCTCAAGCAGGTCTTGAGTTAGAAAAACGAGTATTGGCCACAGCCAAAGCCATGAACATGGATCTCGGTAAAGCAGCCCAAGACCTCGCACAAAACTTAAATAGACTTTCTTTTTATGGAGGTCGAGCAGAAGGTATCTTTAGAAGGCTGATGGTCATTAGCAAGAACACCGGCTTAGAAATAGGAGAGTTGATAGATATAACAAATCAGTTTAAAACATTCGACTCAGCAGCTACCGCCGCAGGAAATCTAAACGCAATTCTTGGACAACAAGTTTTCGGCACCATGGAAATGTTAAATGCGGTATCACAAGGACCGGATGCATTTTACAATATGATGAGCCAAGGTATTCGTAGTACCGTTGGCGAATTTGATCAATTAGACTTTTTCTTGCAAGAGGCAATTGCCAACCAGCTTGGTATGAGTGCGGCACAGTTATCGGCTATGATGAAACAAAAAGGAGAAACCGATAAACAAACCGCAGCAATGAAAAGACAAGGCTTAACCCAAGAAGAGTTTAACAAGCTCATGGAAGAGGGAAGAAGCGTGGCAGAAGAGTTGGCAATCGTAATGGCTCAGTTCGCAATTACCGTACAGCCAGTATTAGAAGGAATAGGGTATGTGCTGAGAGGAATAAACTCAGCCCTTCAAGGCATGCATGAGCTAGCAAGACCTCTCGCGGTGTTGTTGCTGTTTGCTGGGGTAAAAACTGCAATTGCTGGCATAGCGTCTATGATTACCGGCAAAGCCATAGGAGCAACCACCGCATGGCACGGTCGCCTTCTTGGTCTTAGGGCTACACTCGCTTCGATTGGTACTATGATGGGAGTTGCAACTATTGCGCAATCAGAAAATAAAAAAAGGTCACTCCTCGGCGGAATCGCCGGAGCAGTCGTTGGAGGTGCTGCCGGATTCTTTCTCGGCGGTGGTCCTATGGGCGCGGTCATGGGCGCACAAATGGGTTTTGGCACTGGGGCTGGCTTAGCGTCAATGGACAACGGCGGTGTTGTAACCGACCCCAGTGGAAGAACCGACACTAATACTCCGGTTATGATTCAAGCGATGCCGGGCGAACAATATATGGGCGTCCAACCAGGGGGTAAGCGCCCCCTTTCCAATTCAGCAGACAATGGAGAAACGCTCGCAGCTATGAAAGAAATGATCACTGAGTTGAGAGGGTTCGGTAACGCTGTCATGGCTCAAGGCGATAGACCTGCAATTGTTGCTACTCGTGGAAAACATGGTCTCAATCAAGCAATGAATAATTATAATGGTGACTCATCTAATGGCACTAGGAGCAAAAGACGTGTCCCATACCCAAAATAATTTAAATATAAGCATAGTTAGTGTATGGCTATAAACGATCCAACACCAAGAGGAGTGTATAAAGGTCCAGATGTAATATACTCTGACGCAGCCCAAGCTACACAAAAAGGATATATAATTGAATTTTTACATGTCCCAACGGGATGGTCTGTGCAGTTTCCGGCTGTAATTGATTCTTTTTCTGAAACACATAGTTCAAATTATAGTGAAGAATTTGGATACAGCAGAATGGACCCAATTCGACGTTTACAAAATACAAATAGAGATTTTAATTTTGTTTTTCGTGTTGCCAATGGATCGCTAGATGAGGCACGGTGGAACGCACGAAGTGTTAATCTTTTACTATCAATGATGTTTCCATTGAAAGATACAACTAATAAAATTGTCGGAAAACCTTTTATAAGAGTGAGATTTATGAACATGGCCGAGTCAGAGGGGGGCAAAGGTACGTTGTGTGTGATTCAAAACTTGAATTACGACCTTTCTTTTGATGAAGCAGTGATTACTTCAAACAGTACGACCCAGGAGACGCGAAGCGTGTACGGACACGTCGTAGAGGTGTATCCCAGAATACTTACAATAAACATAGACGCCCAAACTCTTTTTGATGAAACGTTTGATAAGTTTGGTCCATTTATAAAACACGGTGGCAAAACGTGGACAAGGATGGATTAACGGCATATGAAGATTCCTTATATAACACATCAGATCGGTGAAAAATATTATCCATCTTTTGAGATTTGGTACCAAGAGCGCCCAAGTAGCAATCTCAACTCGACTCTAGACGAAGAGATGTACGAAGACCGTGGAATAGCGTTTGGGTGGGATTATCCGGTTGTTAAAACATATTCGGAAAACTACATTAGTAGATGGCAATCTGACCAATCATATGGACATAAAAATAGAACGTTCACGTATGGCGGAACGCACAAGACTATACTAATAACGTTTGATCTTCCTGCCGGAAATTGGGACCATGCCCGAGACAATCTTCAAACTATTGATCGACTATCGATGTCTGTATATGGTCATTATGAAGAATTCGATTCGCTGTGGGCGGGAAAATCAATTAAACGAAAAAGGCTTCTTGGATCTAAATTATACCTTATTAGTTTTGGAAATTTAATAAATAATGAGTTATGCTATATTAATAATTTTAGCTGGTCTCCCGTTGTGGATGCGGGAATATATGAGCCCGATATATATGAAACAGATGAAGGGGCTCAGGAAGAAGTGCCCCCAGGCATACTGTATCCGCGAAACATTCGATGCACGATGGATATAGCAGTGGTTTTTAAAGACCCTGTTGGCTGGGGCGGTGACAAACGACCTGATAGATCAATACATTGGGCGGCAAACAACAATAAAGATTGGCCACATTATGTAGGAATAAGCGGCGATCTTCCTGCACAAGCACAAGAGTTCGCCCGTCTTGGTCTTGGACCAGAGGAGCTAGCTGCCCCTCCTTGGGTGCGAGGTGAGGGTCAATTAGAGCACGATGCAGTAATGGCAAAACCTACACCCACTAGCGATGACTTTGCTGCTTCATTTGGAGAAAAACAAGAAGGCGTTCTCAATTTCGACAATCAGCCAGAAGCAATGCGAACTTGGGATGCCGATTGGGCTCAATATAAAAATCGCCAGCTTGGCAAGAAGCAGGACATCACGGCTGAGCAGCGGCGCGAACTTTATTCCCGGCAAGGCGTTTCTTTTGAAGATCGAATTGATGATATCATTGCAGAGTCGTGGGAAGATTAATATTTTTTAACTCTATTTATTTAAGAGGTGTAAATTATGGCAAATAAAAACTATAGATTTCAAAATAGATCAGTTCTAAACAACTCGTCCATAAATTACAAAGAGGTTTTGAGGCGAAAAAACAAAGGCTTTATTAAACAATATAGCAGCCCCGCACTGCCTCGTATAAGAAATATAAGCAGCTTAGAAATAAGCGAAATTCGTCATATTTGGAAGACTGGTGATCGTTATTATAAGCTTGCAAGTAGATATTATGGAGATCCAACATTTTGGTGGGTAATAGCAATGTTCAACAATGCGCCAACAGAAGGGCACTTAAGACATGGAGATGTGATATTGGTGCCCACCCCGCTAGAGACAGTGTTGAGTTTTATTTAGAACATGGCTTTTTCAGATCAAACACTACAATTTAAAGCTAATTGTTTTTTGGCTGCAAATGCCGACACTATCATCAGAAAAGCAGCAAGAGGGCATCGCAAAACCGGCGACCGGATAGCAGAAAACAGCGATGTTGGCGGTATGTTAAAAAATAAAGTAGATATTATAGCAACCAAAAGAGTGGTCGGTGATCGAGTCAGCCAGATTTCTACTTACAAATATGATGTTGTTGATGCATCAAACGTTATGACGGATATTATTAACTCTCTAACTAATAAAAATTATTTTAATTTTTTAAAAATTCCCGACAAAGTTAAAAATTTAGCATTACAGCCGTTTGTTCAGCTATATAAAACCACATTATATTCAGACGGTTCTGTCAAAGATCTCCCTTTATATTTTAGTGATAGATACAACCACACCATAAGCGCGTTTAGTTTAGAGTCAAACCCGTCCAACCGAGATAGCGGCGTCTTGTTACAAAATATCGAACTTACAAGACTTGCAGGAAATCCTGCGGAAATTAATTCAAACATAGTAGTGTCGATTGTTTTGCATGCTGATAAAATTGGAAACTTTTTTGTAAAACAAGGGCCCAGTAACAAACCTGATCAACAAAGATCTTGGATTGATTTAATTAAAATAGACCCCTCACAAACAATCAATGGTACAGCAGATACCTATGATGAACACCAGCAAAGAATAAAATTGGCTATAGGATATGTAGATCCAAACAAAATACCAGGATTAAAAGAAGAATTTTCTAGTTCACAACTTGAATATTGGACTAGCATTATTCAACAACAACTCGAAGTGTTTTATCTATCACTAAAACAACATTCGTTTAACTTTAGAGAAGATGGCTCCGTTGATTTGCAAATCGACTATGTTGCATCTGCTGTCGCAATACAAGAGGTGCCAGAATCAGATTTGTTTGCAGATCCTGTAAAAAAACAAACAGAAGAACAATTTGAAGCAGAGATTAAAACAATTCAAAAACTTTTGTCACAAATACAATACGAAAACATTCCCATACAGGAACCCGGACAATCTCCCGACGAATATGAAAAGATAGCGGAAGCAGTAAAAATTAGAAATGCCAAAGTTGAAGCAAAAGCTGACGGCATGCTGCGCACAATTGAATCGTTTGAAAGATATATTAGAAAAGAAAAATTAAAAGTTTCCCAACGTGTACTTAATCAACTTCTGTTGCCAGAGCACCTTCCAACCCGTATATATGAAGTTGCCGTACCTATTTCATTTATTAAAGAAACTATTATATCGACACCAGATCTCAACGTTAATCGAATGAGGGGTGCGCTCTTTTCGGACGATGAGTTGCTGATTCCAACGAACAGCAAATATGGTCGGCGATCAGGTGATGAGTCTCTAACGTTAGATTATATATTAAAAGTGGAACAGGTAATAAACGGCGAAAACACCGAAGGGCTTGTGGGTTCCGCTGCTGGTGTGGAGCCTGCTAAAATTGGTGATTGGGCAAAGCCAAAGGATGAATGGACACCAGTTGTTGCGGGCGAAGAAACGGAAGGGTTAGAAATTGTTGGCAACGGCCAGGGTCATTCACATTATGGATATGCCGGTGACAGCAGGCTTATTAGGTTTGTTTTTTTTGGAGATATTATTGAAGCCGCACTTGAGTTGTTGGGACACAATAATCGTAACCACCCTTTGTTCGAAGGTTATAGTGGCGAAGCCAGGACAACATACCGTTCCGATGCGGCCCAAATCGCGCCGGATCCCGACCGCCACGGAGCGCGAACTTGGAGAACGCCCGACCCGCTTGAATTCCGCGTTGTTGGCGGCGGCGGGATGATGTCTGAGTTTGGCTCTCTTGATGCCGTGCTCGAATTTGACAAAGATGGTAAGTTTAAGAGTAAAACTAATGTTCAATCGGGGATAGAAGGAGCGCAACCCCCTTGGCGCGGCCTCGGCGGCGAAGACCTGGGCTACGACTTTTCCTCCGTTGCCGGACAAGCACAATTTGTCGCATCAAGACAAGCACTGTACTCTTGGGGTGATTATATTGAGCCGTTTTTTGAAATAATAAAACGACAGCAAATGACCTTTGGTGTTGGTACGGTCGCTGGCGCTGAAGTGTCCGACGAAAGCAGCAACATTTCTAAAGTATTAAATTATTTCGGTCACATACTGTGTACAGACATAAGTTATCGATCTGCATCAGATCCTGATGTTGTACACACTGTAAATTTAGCAGATCTACCAATAAGTTATGAACATTTTAGATCATGGTGGTTCAATAAAGCCATGGCACCAGTAAGAGAAAGTTATTATTTAGGAGACTTTATACATGATATGATGACCGAGCTAATTCAACCTGCTTTGGGTACCAACTGTGTGGACTATCCCGATAAGTACAGTCCACCAGAATTTCAAATAAACTCATTTAATCTTCCTGGTTCTTGGACCGATTTGGAGGGTGATGGTGGTGCAATGATGAAGCCCGCACTGCCTTTTGGAAAATATCGACATGATATGGAAAGAGCCGTAACAT